GGAGTGGTGATAGATCAGATATCTACTTAGACTTTGTACAAGACTTAAAAGACAACTATAAAAAAGCATGGGATGGTGTAGACCCATGGTTAATAAATTATCAACCAGAAGTTTATAATGATAATATGTATTCTTCTATTCGATGTATAGAAGATTTTAGTAATTATCCAATTGTATTTTTTAATTCTCATCATGAGACAATGAAAAAGAAAGGTTGGTGGAGAGAATATACGATATGAAAATAGCGATAGTAGGACATGGAATAGTCGGTCAGGCAACAGAAAATATCTTAAAAACAAAATATCTTGATAATCTTATTATACATGACCCAGGTAAAGGTCGTATTGGAAGTTATCTAGATGCTGATTTAATATTTTTATGTGTGCCAACAGATACAGTAAAATCATATCTTGAAGACATACCAGAAGAAAAACATCATGATGTTATTATTAGATCAACAATTGATTATAGACTATTAGGTGATGAATTTATGTCGGCAGGTGTGTGGCCAGAGTTTCTAACAGAGAGAACTTGGTTAGAAGATTCTAGAAAACCTATTTGTAATATATTAGGTGGAACACTTAAACAATTAGAAGTATTGAATGAAGTTACAATATTTAATCAATGTCTTGACAAATATAATTTTTATCGTACAACACCAAAGATAGCAGCTTTGATGAAAGTATCTACAAATACTTTTTATGCAATGAAGGTTACTTTTGCAAATATGCTAAAAGCAATTGCTGGCGATAATTATCACGAACTACAAAAATGCTTGGAGAGAGATGAAAGAATGGCAGCTCATATTCACTTTCAAGTGCCAGGGCCAGACGGAAAATATGGGTATGGTGGAAAATGCTTTCCAAAAAATGTGCAAATTTTTAGGTTGCTTTCACGGGGTGGTCTTCAAAAAGAATTTTTTCATGTTCTAGAAGAATTAAATACAAATTTTAGGGATAAAGAATGAGTGTGACAATACCGACCACCACATATTCCAACACTTATAATAAAAGTGGTTCAAAAAGTCGTATAAAATTAGAAGTTGAAAAAATAAATATTATTGACAAATCACCACGAATCGTGTAGTATTAATTAAGAAGAGGCAAGAATGATGAATTATATATCAGCAAGAAACGGAAATAAAGTTCAAAATGCGGTTGCTCGTAGTGTAGCACAGCATTGCATTAATAAACTTATGCCAAGAATGAGAACTTTAGATATATCTATCTTATTTAAAAAAATACCAGAACAAGAAAATACTATCGGTACTTGCTTGATGCAAGATAATAATAGAACATTTGAAATTGAAATACAAAAAGGTTTAACCTTTGACGAGATTGTAAAAACAGTATGCCATGAAATGGTGCATGTAAAACAATATGCTCGTAATGAAATGACAGACTCATATTGGAAAGGCCAAATGAGATGGCGAAATAGATTTATTAAAAAGAATACAAGTTATTCTAAATTGCCATGGGAACGTGAGGCATATAGAAAACAAAAAACTCTAGCCAAAAGTTATTACAAATCAAAAATTGATTAACATTATGAGATTATATTATGATAGAACCACCACAACCAAATAAATTCTTTATCTTTATAACAATCGCAATAGTATTACTGTATGCCATGAACGTAATGGCAGACCCGTATGAGAATTGTGATGTCAAAAAAGTAGTAGTTTATGATGGTAAAGATATCGTATCGGCCGAAACTTCCTTTAATTGTTATACAAAAAGTGGGGTTGACAATGGTGGGGCTGATATAGTACAATCAGAACAGATAGAGGAATTACCACAAGTAGTATCTTTGTCTGAATATATTAACGAATGGATGAATTGAGGTAATATGATAAAACTTATAATAGGTATCGTGATTGGTATCTGTATAGTACAATTTGGTTTGTTGCCAGACATACTAAATTTTCTAAACGACTCTGGCGCAACTGATAAAGCAATAGAGACATTGGAGGGTCTTAAATCATGAAACAATTGAAACTAATATCAATGTTAATTCTTGGTGGTCTAGTTTTATCTGCTTGTACGGCACATAAGAGTCCTACAACAGCGATACTTGAACACAAAAGTAAAAAGGTAGAAAAGACGATAGTTGAAATACCGAAGTGGTATAAAAAACTTCCTAAAGAGGATGATATAATTTTTACTGCTGGAGCTGCAACTGCACCTGATCTACAATTATCTGTTGACTTAGCAACAATGAATGCTAAGTATGTTCTAGCAGATAGAATAAATGGTAAAATGGATGCGATGACAAAATCTTTTGTAACTAGATTAGGTACAGATGATGACATCAACGCAACAACACTTACAGAGGTAGAAAAGGTAATGAAGAATGTTATCGCTTCTGTTGATGTTGCAGGTTACTACCCAGAAAAAACTGAGGTACACTCAAGCGGTGCTCAATACACAGCATATGTCTTGTTAAAATACTCAGATGCTGAGGCACAAAAAATAATTATTAACAGAATCAAGAAAGATCAAATGGTCTATTCTAAACTAAAGTCTAAAAAGGCTTGGATAGAACTTGAAAAAGAAGTTAATAAAAAACTAGAAGAACAAGAGGCACAATCTCTAAGTAATCTTGAAAATGGTATTAATGAAATCATTATCGAGAAACAGGTTGACAACAACTCTTAAACCTAGTATAGTGGAATCATAATGAATATATTTGAATTACACACTAACCCTAGTGAATGTGCAGAAATGCATTGTGATAAACACATTGTCAAGATGCCCATTGAGTATGCTCAATTACTGAGTACTGCTCATAGGGTTCTTGATGGAACTGAGTACATCGGTGAAACTAAGACTGGTCGTAAAGCAAAACGATGGCGACTAGATGATGAACGAGAAGATATCTTATACAAAGCATCACACATTAAACACCCAGATGGTATATGGGTAAGAAAAACATCAGGTAATTATTACAAATTATTTTTCTTATATATGGCAACTCTTGGAGAGTTTAAACATAGATACGGAAAAATACATGGTGCAGCCAAACCATCTTTCTTGTTACAAAGATGCCCAATGAATATTCCACATGGGCCAGTAACAGAATTACCACAATGTATGCCAGAAGATTGTAAAACAAATGATGTGATACAGGCATATAAGAACTACTATATAAATTATAAAAATGAATTTGCAACATGGAAAAATAGGGAGGTTCCAATCTGGTATGACAAAGGACTTAAAGAATTACGTAGTTGACGATCATCCTAAGATAAAAAACTTTGACAAGTTATCAAGGGAAGATTTAATTAATGAGATAAAAAATTTACAAGAACTTAATAGGTATCATCAAGAAACAAATGGTGAGTTACGAACTAAAATGGCGTCTGTTAGAGAATTAAGAAGAGAAAATACAAAGTTAAGAGATAAATTAGAAGAGTTACAACCATTGGTACTTACAGATGAAGTTAAGCCTGAAGGTACTGATTAATGCCAACTTATCATATTAGAGACACAGAGACAGACGATATATACGAAGAATTTTGTAGCTATGATGAATTAGAAAAGTTTCTAAAAGAAAATCCTAGATACAAACAAGCACCAACAACAATTAATATTGTTGGTGGAGTAGGAGATAGAACTAAAATCGATGGTGGAATGAAAGAGGTTATGCAAAAGATAGCATCAAACCATCCTAATTCACCACTTGCAGAAAGATTTGGTTCTAATGAGTCACACGGTAAACTAAAAGCAAAAAGTATATTAAGAAAGCGAGGACTAATAAAATGAGGAATGAACTAATAAAAGCATTTCAATCTCATGCAAAAGGTCACATAGATAAACATGTTGCTAACGTAGAAGTATTGTTACAAAAACCTATGGGTATTGCAGAGCACCCAGACGTTATTGAAACCATAGAAAAAGAAGTTAGAATTATTGCAGATTATGATGACCTATTGTCAATGATAGATAAATACTTTGTAAAAGAAGATACAAAGAAATATGTCGAAAAATAAAACAGATGTTAGATTAGAGGATATGCTTAAGTTGAAGCCTATTGGCGACAACCAAGAGCAAGTCTTTAAATCTTGGGATGAAGGTAAACACCAATTTGTATTTGGTGCAGCTGGAACAGGTAAAACGTTTGTTTTACTTTACAAAGCATTTCAAGATGTTTTAAACATTAAATCACAATACGATAAAGTTGTATTGGTTAGATCACTTATTCCAACCAGAGAGATAGGATTCTTACCTGGTGACGAAGAAGATAAATCAGCATTATATCAAATACCATATAGAAACATGGTTCAGTTTATGTTTCAACAACCTAACGAACAAGCTTTTAATATGTTATATGATAGATTGATTAATCAAGGTTCAATGTACTTTATGTCAACTTCATTTTTACGTGGATTGACATTTGATAACTCTATAATAATTGTGGATGAGTGTCAAAATCTAAACTTTCATGAACTAGATACTATCATAACACGGGTAGGTCAAAATTCTAAAATAGCATTTGCTGGTGATTTTTTTCAGACAGACTTGATTAGAACAAACGAAAGAAATGGTCTACATGATTTTTTAAGAATTGTAGAAAACATGAAGTCTTTTAATGTGACAGAATATACAATCGCAGATATTGTACGATCTGGTTTCATTAGAGAGTATTTAATAGAGAAGACCAAACTAGGTCTTGGTATGGAGCAATAATGGATATAGTAAAATTAAGAGAGCAACTCGCAATAGACGAGGGAGTAAAATACGAAATATATAAAGATCATTTGGGTTACCCAACTTGTGGTATAGGACATTTGATTTTAGAATCAGACCCAGAATATGGTCAACCAGTAGGAACACCTGTATCTGAGGAAAGAGTAAACGAATTATTTGATAAAGATTGTCAAGTTATGATAGATGAGTGTAAAATTCTCTATCCTAACTTTGATACACTACCAGAAGAAGCAAAACAAATAATAGCAAATATGATGTTTAATATGGGTCGTCCTAGATTAAGCAAATTTAAAAAAATGAAAGCAGCTGTAGATGAGCAAAATTGGGAAGAAGCTGCAAATCAGATGGAAGACTCAGGTTGGTATCGACAAGTTACTAATAGAGCTGAACGTCTATGTGATAGAATGAGGGTAATAGGAATTGTTTAAACATGTACCTGTGACGTTACCAGAGTTGGTAACAGAAACTATTGATAAGAAAAGATATTATGTAACACCAGATGGTAACAAGTACCCATCTATAACTACCGTATTATCTACACGAAACAAAAAAGGTTTGTTTGAGTGGCGTAAACGAGTTGGTGAAGATGTAGCAAACTATATATCAAGAACTGCTGCGTCAAGAGGTACCAAGGTTCACCATATGTGTGAAGACTATCTTAATAATAATTTTGATATAGACAAGCATAAAAAGGATTTCTTACCTTATTGTTTGTTCCAACAATTAAGCACAAAGGTTCTATGCAAGATTGACAACATTCGGGCTCAAGAAATAGCTTTGTATTCTGATAAATACAAATTAGCAGGTAGAGTTGATTGCATTGCCGAATACGATGGTGTCTTATCAGTTATTGACTTCAAAACCTCAGCAAAGGAACGTAAAGAGGAATATAATCAAAACTACTACATTCAGGCGTCAGCATATGCTGAAATGTTTGAAGAGCGTACTGCTCAATCAATCGATCAGATTGTGATTTTGGTCGTAACAGAGGATGGTGTGGTACAAGAGTTTGTTAAGGACAAAAAAGAGTATGTTCCTATAATAGATGAAATTGTATCAGACTTTCAGAAAGAAAATGTTAATGAACCGATTTTTGCAGATATTAACCCTACTGGTTAGTGTATTATTATTTAATAGTGCATACGCAAATGAAGCACCTGAAACTGATTGGTCTGAAGGTATTAAACCAGAGATTGAAAAAACTGTACCACCAGGTCCTAATCCTTTTTTTGTACAAAAACCAACACTTTGTCAGAATGGTGATGCCTTCATCACTATATTAGAACTTAGAGAAGAATACAGAGCATTTATGGGTGCTGGTCAACTAGTTAAACCTGATGGTGAAAAAACTAGTGTAATAATTTTTACAGCTGTTAACTTTAATAATGGAACATTTACAGTATTTGAATGGCATAGTCAATACAATATGGCATGTATATTAGCAACTGGTAAAGGATTTCAAATACTAGAGCATGGTCAAGAAACTAATTCTATATCAATCAATTTAATCAAAGAATTATAAAATTAACCCTTGACAAATCAAGGTTAATCGTGGTATAAATATATTTGAATTCGGTGAAGCTTTGTAGAAAAGCAGTAAGGACTAGGGTGCGATACCCTACACCTCCACCAAACCTAGATAACCTCGATTTAGGGGGTGAAATAGGTTTCGACTACTGACGAGTATCTTTGCTGAGGATTCACAACCATAAGTGCAAACAATAATTTTGCAATGGCAGCTTAAACCTAGCGGTTAACCCTGTCGGGGTTGGCAAGTACCTGGCAACAGAAACTTGCCATTTTAATATAAAAAAAGGAAATATTATGAGTTTAAAAGGAACTAAAACAGCACAAAACTTGAAAGATGCATTTTCAGGTGAAAGTCAAGCAAATAGAAGATATCTTTATTTTGCACAAAAAGCAGATGTAGAAGGCGCACCAGATGTTGCGGCAGTATTTAGAAGCACGGCAGAAGGTGAAACTGGTCACGCACATGGACATTTAGAATATTTGGAAGAGGTCGGTGATCCAGCAACTGGTGAACCAATGGGCGAAACAGAAGCCAATTTAAAATCTGCAATACATGGTGAAACACATGAATATACAGACATGTATCCTGGTATGGCAAGAACAGCTAGAGAAGAAGGTTTTGATGAAATTGGTGACTGGTTTGAGACACTAGCAAAAGCTGAAAAATCTCACGCAGGTAAATTTCAGAGAACTCTTGATGCTTACAAAACTAACTCCTAAAAAATTTTCATTAGAGATAGAAAAAATTTCTAGTGAAAATAATTTAAATCACTTAGACTCAGTACTGTTATATTGTGATAAAAATAAAATGGAAATTGAAACAGTAACAAAATTAATTACAAAAGCGTTGAAACAAAAAATAGAAGCAGATGCTTCAACTCTTAAATTAATTAAAAGTGATAGTGGAGTTGGTAAGTTACCAATATAATGGATGCGGCAGATGTATATCTAACATATTGTGCAATCAAAGCTCACTTTTCTAAAAACAAGTATGATTACCATAAGTTTGCTGGTAAGACCAAGATAAAGAGAGATAGTTTTTACAAAAGAAAAGATAGGTTTTTCT